TCCGAGTTAATCCATTTGATAGCCCAATCTGCTTTTTTCTTAATTGCTGGTATGGTTTCAATAGCATTAAATAAATTATTTTGTTCTTCTTTATCTTTGATGTATGAATCAATCAATAATGAATATGTTTCACTGTGAATGTTTTCCATCATCATTTGAAACGAGTAAAAAAACTTCGCTTCCGTATATTGAACTTCATTAACAAAATTCATTGCTAAATTTTCATTAACAATCCCGTCTGATGCAGCAAAGAAAGCTAATACGTGCTTTATGAAATGTTGTTCATCTGCATTTAGTTTATTCTCCCAATCATATACATCTTGTCCAAGATCAATTTCTTCTGCCGTCCAAAAACATGCCTCCTGTTGTTTAAATAATCTCCATAAATCATCATGCTGTATTGGGAAAAGGACAAAACGTCCTGGATTATCCATTAAAATTTTTTCTGTCATGTTTGTTTAGTTTTTAATTGTTGTTGTTGTTTTCTGTAAGAAGTCTTGATAAACAGTATTGGTTCTGTTTCTCTTTTGTTCTTCTTTTTCTTCTTTATAACCAAGTAGGGTATTTTGATAATCTGTATCAATAGTTAAAAACTCGTTATTGAATTTACAATTATTAAAAATAACACCATCTTTACCAATTCTAGATTTTAACAACGTTAATGTTGCCAAATTTTGTTCTTTTTGTTCAATCGTTTTACCAATAGATAATACAACGTGACCAATTTGAGCTTTCTTAATTGATCCACCCATTTGATCTGTTGTTACAACTTCACTCTTAATAGATTCTCTATTACCTTGTGTTGCTGTCCAAATAGCCACATCAAATTCAGATGTCATAGATTCTAATTGTCTCATAATTGCGCCATCTCCTTTCCACTCTTCATTGTAATTTGTCTTTTCTGGAGTGATACAATCAACATAATCCAAAGTTACTAAATCTATTCTAAATCCATCAGCTTGAAGCTTTCTTAATTTAGATTTTATTTCAGAAATGGTAACAGAATCACTTGGTAACTTTAATAATCTAAGTTCACCTTTCGATTGTTTTCTTTTTTCAGCAACAATTTCTTCAATCTTATCAGCTTGTAGTGGTTGATCTTTTGGAGAAACGCCGGTCCAGATGGTAAAATGTTTTCTTTTAATATTATTAATATTATCTTCAAAAAAGATCTGAACAACATTATAACCATCATTATATGCTTCGTTGGAAAATTTGGTTAACAGTGTTGTTTTACCAGTACCTGTTGGCGCCAATACAACCCCTAACTCTCCTCTACCTAACCCACCATCTAATAATCCATCAATACCCTTAATACCGGTTGGAATTGGTCTTCTATTGTCCGCTTGTAATGCCATTAAGACATTATCAAACACGTCTTCAATTTCGTGATCCATAACACCAACCTGAAGGGCATCTTGAATTATTTTCTCAATAGTATTATACTGTTCAAAGTCACCCCTTTTAGTAATTTCTTCAATTTTCTTAATTGCTTTCTTTACTACTTGTTGCTTACAAAATTTAATTGCCTTATCCTTAGTTCCGGGAACACTTCCTGGTTCTATAATATGGTTTTTAATGTTTGATAACATATCAAGATTTGACTTTCTATTAGTATCAGAAATACTTTCAGCCTTTATCTGTTCTTCGATCGCATTGTATTGTGGAACTGTCTTACCAAATGTTTCAAAATATTCTTTAATATTTTGAACAATGAATTTCATACCACTGTTGTCAAAATAATCAGGTTCGATAACCTCTATTATTGTTTCCGAAAACTTTCTGTCTTCAATGATCAGCTTAAGTAAAGATAACTGATAGTTAGCACCTAACTGGCCAAAATTTATGTCATTCATATGTATGTTATTTCAAATATTTTAAAAATTAAAGTTGATAGTGAAGGTAAGTCGTTTCAGGGTTAGTGTGTGACAAAACTTCAGTTAAATCGGTCAAAATCTTTCTCAGTTTTGGCCTGATATCTACAGCATACCTTACCTTTGGATGGTAATGATGTGCTGGGAAAATTCTTTCAATAAATACATCGTCGCCATGTTTAAGTTGCAATAAAAAATACTGTTCATCCAGTTCTTTAGGGTCTTCCACAATCTCGCTATTCATAAAAAATCCTTGATTTTCGCATAGATAATCAGAACTTCTCATTTTTAAATCTTCTGAAATTTCCGCACAAATATATTTTACTTCTTCGTGTATATTCATTGATCTACGTGTCTTTGGATTGTAATCTCTGACATTGAAAAATCTTTGACAAATTATATTTCCGTCTAGCGTTAATAAAAACTCAAATTTGTTTGGGTCTTGCATGTTAGTGTTCATAAATTTCACTTTTTAATATTAAATTTTATTATTTTATTATTTTTTTCTTTTCTTGTTAATCTTAAGAATGGGTTTAAGAAATTTACCATCCCATCATCTGATTTAGGTATCAAACTAAAGAATCCATCTTCCTGCATCAATCTCATCATATTCTTATATGAACGACCCTCGGAATCCATATTTTCTTTAATTAAGGAAATTATTCCAGTTTTAGCTTCTTCTGTTAAAATTGGGTCATCTAAACAAACCATTTTATTGTTTATCTCAAAGAACTCATCCCCAAAGACACCCAGTTTTGTGACACCAGTTAGAAAATTTTGTATTAGTTTGTTTTCCTTATCAGACTGAAATAATAAATCACATTGATTTCTAACTTCTTGTAAAGATAACTCTTTTGTTTTTATTTCAGGAAACAACGTAATGAGCCTTTTTATCCCCAAATTTTTAATACCAAATATATTATCAGAGGGATCACCACATAGTATTTTAACTAATTTTACATTTTCAATTAATACCTCCTCGTGATCATAAGGCATGATTTCGTTTTTAGAATATAACCTTCTATGAGACGGGTTATACAATACAACATTATCATTGATTAATTGAACAAGGTCTCGATCTGAAGAATAAACTATTTTCTTTTCATTTGGGGATGTTTGCGTATAGAAGGCAATACAATCATCAGATTCACAGTATTCAAATTCAGCTTGTCTAACATATAATTCTTCCAGATATTGTTTTATCCGATTTCTTTGATATTGATACGAGTTGATTTCCTCTTCTGTTCTGTTTCTTTGCTTTCTATTTTCTTTGTAGTGATGATATATCTTCTTTCTTGATTGAGACCCCTCTTTGCCGTCCCAGAAGACACAAATTTTGTCTAGACGATATGTTTCAAACGATCTTCTAAGAGTGTCAATAAAGTGAAATAAACCACCTATATGACGACCCTTATAAAATCTATTTTTCTGACCGTAAAAACCTATGGTTAATAAATTATCTCCATCAACCAATAATGTATTAGACATTTCGTCTATTGTGTTAAATGTTAAACAATATAAATTCTACTATTCGCCACCAATTTCTTCATATTCAGATTCAGAAAATGTGATATCTCCTTCGCCAAACCCACCAAGTACTTTATTCCAGTAATCAGAATAATCTTTCTTATAGGTTTCTAGAGCTTCTTTGGTATCATGAATATATCCTTGTGGAACCGCAATGATCTTACCATCTCTATATGCCAAACCATTTACGTGGTTCTTAAGAATTGAGATTTTAGTTCTGATTGCATATGTAACCTTTCTTCCGCCTTTAACCGCGTCAATATGGTTGATACCGGCTTTCTTTTGATTACCGAATAAGAAAACAATTGATGATGCTAACCATAATGCTTCTCCACCTTTTGCTTTAATTTCTGGTTGCCCAAAAGGGTTATCTGGAAGTTCTACCCATGGTTGATTAACAACAATCATTGTTACATACAATGGGTTCTCTTTTGTGGGATAATCCTCTTTTTTTGATTTAGAAATTCTTGAATGAATACCCATACCAATTTTATCTGCTAATGCTGAAGCGTTGTGTTGTTTACCACCTTTACCTTCAAATGTCATTTTACATGGAACAGAACCAACAGAATCCCAACAGATTAATAGTGATTTGTTAAGTTTTCCAGAAGCTTGAGCATCAATTAATTTATTAATGAACTCAGTAATTTCTTCAATATAATCAAACCCATCGTTAAAGATAAAGTTACCGTGCCATTCACCATCCTCATCTTGCTCGGCCTGAAGTCCTAATTGAACGGCATGTTCCCAATTCCATTTTTTTTCTGTAATAATGAAAACAGGTAAATGCCCCTTCTTTTGTGCATCTGCCGCAGCTAAAATCATTGCTGTTGTTTTAGATGAGTTAGAGTGTCCTAAGAACATATTAATACCACCCATAACTGGACCCGGCATACCACAAGCATCTAGATATGCCTGACCACAATAGTAATAGTTAGTATCCTTGTATTTTGTTTTTGTCGAAAATTCTTTTAGAATATCTTCGTCGCTAAATTGTTTTTTCTTGATTGCTGCCATTGTGTTTTTGTTTTAAAATATGGGGCTTCTGACGTTATCTCCACCCCTTTAATTAATTAGAACGGTAAGTTCTCATCTGTGTCCTCTTCTTCTTGAGGATCTTGAATAGGCGCAGAAGGCGCTTTAAACACTTCTTCTCCCTGAGAATTTGATACCCATTTCTTAGTATCAACATCCCAAGTTGGGGTTTCTCCCTTAGCAACCATTTCTAGATATTCTTCTGGTTTTTTAGCATAAACATCATTCCATGTCATTTCATCATTTACCCAAGCACTAGCTTGTGTTGGATCAACATGAAGAGGTGATGGATCTTCTGGCATAACGGAATTAATTGATGTATATTCTTTACCATTACCAGATTTAGTTAATGTTAAAAATAATGTAACATCTCTACCCGTTTCAATGTCAGTAATGTCACCCTTCTTTTGAAAAACAGGGAAGATTTTATCCATGATACCATCTCCTTTAGCATTATGCTTAAATCTCCAAAATTTGGGGCCATCTTGCTCATTGTCTCTATCAATAACCTTAACGATATAGAATTTGCGTGAACGATATTGACGTGCTAATTCAGCATCAGACTGAACCTTAGTTGCATATAATGCATCTTTTACTTCATTCAAAGGTGAACGTTTACCTTCTTGTGCCGGATCGTACAATTTAACCCAATTACCATCAACTTGAATTTCGTGAAAGTATCCTTCTTTAAAAGGTGTCTCACCATCTACTGTTGGTAGGATTCTGATGCGCTTTTCACCAGACTTTACTCCCTTAGGAAGAACTGTTGTAAAATACCTTTTCAATCTGTCTTCACTCGACATTTTGTTTGCGTTGCTACTTGTAGCGTTTTTGTTTTTTTCGTACTGTGCTAGCACTGAATCTACTGTTGCCATAATAGTTTTTTTAATTGTTAAAAATCTTATATCAAAATATACATAAAAAAAACCGGATTAAAAAATCCGGTCTTACTTTTTTATAAAAAATATTTTTATGGCTATTCTAAGGTCAAAAGATAGGCTAATTTATTGACTTCTGCAAGCATCTCATCTTTTATGTTCAATAAGTCGGTATCACTTTCTGGTGATAATTCCTTACCTAACTCAATTAAAAATTGTTTTATTTTTTGAATGAACTTAACGATTTCAATA